GGCCCGTCTCGTTCAATCCGCCCTTGGCGTTCTTGCCGGCCTTACGCGTCCATGCTGGTGTCTTAGCCATTCACGCAAACCTTCTTCACACAACGCCACGAATATGACGCTTGAGAGCCTGACCAGGCACCCACTTGGGCGCACGCCCGCCAACCATCGCCGCATTCGACGCAAACGACAAGCACAAGGCGTCTGCCAAGTCAGGTGAACGCATGCCGCGCTTTCTCATACTGTCTTTGCTCTCAACTTGCACCTTGCCTGACGACGTAAACGTGTATCGAGGCGCCACCAGCTCATGCCGCAGCTGATCATCTGCCGGCAATTTCACAGATTTCGTCGCAAGCCACTCCTTTACCGCCAACCATAGCTCGTCGCGCAGCTTGTTTGCGTTCGGGTTCATCGCCGAACTCTCGGCGACGTTCACATCACGCACATTCATGCCTAATTCGCGCAACCGATCGGCAACACCCGACCCAAGACCGATTGTGTCGACGCAGATCTCGTCCGGACGGTCCAATTTCGCCTCGTTCACGATCGCGCCGACAACTTGCATCGTGTCGAGACCGCCCCAGCTCTTCACTTCGATAACAACATTCCCCTTCCGCTTCACCAAAGCGGTCCGATCGCTACCAAAACGCGCCACATCGAGACCAAAAACAAGAGGTTCAGAAGAATTAATGCTGATGTCGCGTGAAATGGCTCCATCGACCAACTCCGCGGGGATCAGGGTGTCGTCATCAGCTAAAGCAAACTCACCAAGAACGCGGATCCGGAACGCGTTGCTCTCGGCTCCGTATGTCGCCTTGATCTGCGAAACGAAGTCAGCAGAAACGAGCGGGATATTCAAACAAGAGACGTGCATCCGACACCAATCAGATGCAAGATCGTGATGCGTCTTGTAAAACAAACCCGAATTTCGCGTCGGGTTGCTAATGAGAATTGTCGATGCCGAATGACCAGACATCGAACCAGCCGCCGCCTCGAAAACCGCCTCCGGAACGGCTGATGCTTCGTCCACCACCAGCAAAACGTGTTCGGAATGGACGCCGGCCAACGCCTCCGGCCTCTCGCTCGAGCTAGTCCTGGCCGAAATAAACGAACTCTCCGGCGCCCCCTTCAGCACAATGCGATCGGAGAACACTTCGTAGCTGTCGCGCAGCACGGGCGGCAGCTTGTTGATCCACGCCTTCAACTCCGAATAGAGAGCATCGAACAGCTGGGCGGACGTAGGCGCAGTCACCACGCTCTTCTGCGGAAAACGCGTCGTCATGTGCCAAATCAGCGCCCATGAACACGCCGTCGACTTGCCCACACCGTGGCCGGCTCGCACCGAGATCCGTCGCTCCTTGCGCGCAATCGCCTGCAGAAAGTCTTTCTGCCAAGGCAATGGCTTCGCCTCGAGAACATTCTCGACAAACCCGATCGGATCGTTCTCGTAACGCTCGATGAACGCGACGAAATCGTTACCGCTTGGCTTTTCCGCCGTCGATGACATGAACCTCCCCCTTCGGCGGATTAAGCATGTAGGTAATCCCCGCCATTGCCTGCAACAAGTAGATCCGCGCGTCGTCGTCGCGCGTTACATCAACCTGCTGCGCCAGCTCACACAACGCGCCAGCCAACTGCGCCAGCTCACTCTCCTGCCCAACTACGACCAATTCTTCGTCCTCGTCCATCGCCAGCTCCTCAGTCTCTGTACATCTCACGCAGACTGTCCATGCCAATGAAGCGGTGACCCACAATGTGACCGCCACGCAGCTCAAGATCGAACACGCCGTAGGTCCAGCCCGTCGTCGCCGTGCCAGCGTAGGGCGCCACATAGCCCTGCGGCATCGCGCTACCTAAATTCAGCACCTCAATGTGCTGCGACGGGCCAATTTTCGGGATTTGCTTGAAAACAGCGCGATGCGTGTGGCCCCACACGATCGAAAACAGCGCATCATTCCCGATCTGCTGCTCTGAGTTCTTCCCACCATACGCGCGCCCCATAATCGTTTTAGGCGCATGCACAAACCCGACCCCAGCAATAAACAGGAACTCGCCATACGGCTTGAACCGCCAATCGAACCGCGCCAGCACGTCGTGCATCGCCTCGACGAACATGCCGTCAGCTTCCGGATGCAAATCCTGAAACCTGTAAATACGGTCTTCGTGGTTCCCTTCGACCAAGTGCAGAGCGATATTCCCGCCTGCAATTTCCTTGTGGATAAGTGTCAGAGCCTCTTCCAAACTGTCCAAATCTCGGCGGTAGGACGGCTTCAAAGCCGCGCTCAGAGATCCGACCGGCTCATGGCTCGAGCAGCTGTGGAAGTCTCCAAGGTCACCAATCTGCACAACCTTGTCAGGCCGCGTCGCCGCAATGTGCCGCCCGAACCACTTAAACCGCTCCTTGTCCTGCGTCGGGCTGTCATGCACATCACCGATCGCGCAGACCCTAATCGTCTCCCCCTCCGGAGACGCTCCCGCACGCACAGACACCCGCGGCTTTGCTGCAGGCGCGAACTCAACCTCCTGCGCCGGACGCGCACGCGACGCATCTAAAAACTGTTGGTAAAGCTGTGGAAACGACCTAGCGATCGGGCCGTTATGACGTAACCTAGTGTAAATCGTCGGCGGGCTAATGCCCAGCTTTTCAGCCAGCAGCGCGATTGATCGCCCCGTGCTATACCCCGCTTTCAGAGCCGCCAATAATCCGAACACCGTCTCTTCGGCGGCTGCTTTCGTGATCGGCGGCTGCGGCATCAGGTTCGTCCGTCTCACATCCCGGCGGGCTTCCCGGGCGGGACCATTGCATTAGGACCGACCATTGTCCATGCGTCGGTCCCAAGTCAGCGGCAACCGCCCAGCCTTCCGCCTGGCGTGCAGGAACGTCGTGATGCCTGACGTACCGGAACCAGCTTATCGTCATTTTTCGTTTTTTGTTTTTTTGGCGGGTCGGCGTTTCGGTGTGCCGGGGGGTGGGGGGTCCGATCGTTTTTTGCGTGTACGAGTAGCGGTAGGCGGCGCAAGACCGCCCCCCGGTACTATGCCCCCGCCGGGGGGGTCTTCGGCGTTTACGGCCTGCAGCTTGAGCGTTGGCGGATCCTGCCTTTCACCCGAAAAGGTTGGATCGCCAGTAATATCAATGACTTGGCCCTCGATGTACCCGACATCGTTACCCGATCGACGTGCAGACAGCGCACGCAACGCATCAAGATGCAGCTGATGCGTGTGCGTGACGTTCGCCTCGACGATCTGCTTGTCGCCGTAAACCTTTGGCAACAAACGAGAAGCTACCCATTTCATGCCGTCGACGACGACGCGCCCTACATCAGGTGGTAGCTCTCCTCGCTTAACCTGTTGAATTGTCTCGCTTATTTCTTCTGCGTGATTAATGGCTCGCGTCTGGATTGCGCGCGCGTATTTGTCGCGGAAATCCTCTTCCGCGTGCATCCAACGCCAGATCGTTGCGTGATCTGGCATGTCCTCGTCCTTCGATACGCTGAGAAGAGATCGTCCGCTTGCGATCCTGATGCATATCTCGTCGATCAGTTCCGGCGTCCGTTTGGACGGCCTTCCGATCTTCGTTTCACTCACTGCTTCTTCCTCGCCTTGATTGCCAGAGACGGAAACCAGATCACGTTGTTCTCCATCCTGACCTTGTATGTCCGTCCGTTGTTTGTGACTGCCATAAACCGCACAGGCGACGCCTCACACTCAGCGAGGTAATCGTCGATAATGCCGGCGAGATACTCGTCCAGCTCTTCCTGTGACCGTTCTGTCCCGTCCTCAAAATGGGATGTCATCGTCTAGCTTCCTCACTCCTCCGACCTTCTCGACCGTCGCGCCTGGAAATAGGCTCTTCGTCGTCTCGACGACGCGCCGGCCTTGGAAGTCTGTCCAGACCGTCAGCAACTCGTCGATCGTCACGACATGCTGCGGCGTCTCACTGTCGACCGCAACCTTCCCTACGTCAGCCCGATCCAGCACGATCGTATAGGTACTGCCTTTATGTCGTTTCTGCCAGACGGCTTCGGGATAGGTTTTGTGTCCCGCCTCAGTTGCCGCCTTATCGAGCGCCTGCCATCCGCGGATCACGACGTTTGCGCGATGCACAACTTGCTCGAGATCATTATCACGGATTGCGTCGTCGAGCTTTGACCTAGCCGACGAAAAGCGTGCGGCCATGTCCGGCGTGACCAGCCTCTGCAGCCTTCCGACGCCCCATCTCCGCTCCATGTCGACGGCGACTTTGTCGACCGGCTCGAGCGCATCTTGCACTGGCCCTCGGTCGATCGGCAGCGGCATGAACGCCCTCTCCATCACCCTTCCCACATCACCCTCCTTTCTCTGCCCCGATTAAATCCGGACACCGGACACTTCCTAGTGTTGTGTCCGTGTCCGTCCGGATTTTTAACTTCGCCAAATAGTGTCCGAAAAAGTGTCCGGTAAACGTCCGAAACATCTAAGTCTCTGTAAACCATACATATTTAGCCCACATGCTTATATGTCCGGCTTGTCCGAGCTTTGGCACCTCACGCTCGAACGTCCGACGCGCGCTGTCGCCCTGTAAATGGGTCATCGTGTCGAAATATGTGCGCCACACGTCGACATTGACAACCCTCTGATTGGACGGAATTTGGTCCAAACCGACCGCTCTTCCCTGCTCGCTGATCGCCATCTGCAGCGCATCGAGCAGCACCTTCTGGTTGCCGCTGGCCCGCTTCCGCTTCTTCGGTTCATGGGTCTCGTTGAGCGGATGCACGACCAGAGATGTGGCATCCGGATCCAACTGGCTGACGTGCATCAGGTCGAGACGGAACGACCAGGAGAGGCCGTCCATGCCGTCCTTCTGCTTCGTCGATTTGACCGTGCAGACAGGCTCCGTCGCATCGTCGTCACTGATGCGCGTCAGCTCGAGTTCGGCGTCCACAGCCGCCAGGAGCGCGCTGGAGCCACGCATGCCGCGGCTCTCGTCCTTGCCTGTGTGGTGAACCACGCAGACCGTACAGTCGAGCGCGTCCTGCAGCGCCGCCATGACACTAACGAACTGCATCATCTCGGCTGACGAGTTCTCCTCGCCGCCGGCATAGGCACGCGCCAGCGTGTCGACGAAGATCACGGCAGGCTTGATGCCGCGTTCTTTGATCACCTCGATCAGCGCATTGAGATCGTCGAGAGACGACCGCAGGTTCATCTGCGCCTTCACGAAATGCACGGGCAGATCGTCCGGCAGGTCGTATCGCTGCATCAGCGCATCACGCCGACGCCGCAAGCCGGCGCCGCCCTCGAGCGCCAAATAGACCACATCGCCCTGCTGGACATCGCAGCCGAACGCTTCACGTCCAGCCGCAACCATTGCCGCTAGGTACATGGCAAAGAACGACTTTCCCGCTCCGGACCTGCCGTAGATTGCACTGAACGATCGGGCCGGGAGCATGTCCTTAACCAGCCACTTAACCTTCACGTCCTGCAGGTCGTGCCACGGGACCAGGTCGATGCGGCGCTTGGGCTGCTCGACCTGTACCGTCTGCGGTACAGGTTGCGCGTGCTGGCCCGACAGGAACCCCAGCTGCTCGATGACGCTCGGCGCCTTGGGCAGCACGGCCCGCGCTGCGGCCTTCCGATCGCCGCCATGATCAAAGATGGCGACGAGATCGAACGGATCCGAGACGCGGTTCGACAGGGGATCCGCAGCGCCGTGGTGACTGAACACGCAATAATCACCACGGGCGCCACGGAAGACGACGACACCAGGCGTCCCGCTCTCTGAGCCTGGCCTGATGTAGCGATACTTGTCTCCGTCCTTGAAGACGAACTTATAGCCTTGGCTCTCGAGCTTCGATCGAACCCACTCAAGGCCACGCGCCTTGTTGAACTGGTCGATGTCGCCAGAGGCTTTCGCTGGTGCAGCTGTGACGATCGACTGCTCGACCTGCTCGCGCTTGGCCCGTTCCTTGGCCCAGGCCATCGCCTCGCCGACCGGGAACGCATGACCGCCCTCGTTCACGTCGAACAGGAACGCGTCAGGCTGCTCGACGCGCGGCAAATACCACGGCTGCGACCACTTGCTGTTCTCGGTGACGTCGGCCAGCCAGACGCCGCGGCTGTGCAACTGCGCCAGAATCCACTGCACGCAGGCCAGCAGCTCCTGCTGTGACTTCAGACGCGCCGGGATGACGATGCGGTACTTCCAATGAGGCTGACCGCCGCCATTGACGGGGCGATAGCTGTGCGACGTGTGGGCGATGTAGGCGATGCCCATGTCGCGGAGTGCTTGGCATACCTCCGGCATCGGAGGAGCGCCGGACAGGATCTCGCCGGTCTCGGGGTCGATGCGACTGTCGCCGTCAAGGATCAGAAGTTCTGCGCTGCGGAGATTTTCGTCCGCACGCTTGGGCGCGACGAGATCACCGCCGCGAATGTAATAGCTGCCGTCCTTGGCGCCCTGGCGTGGCGAACGCAGGCGAGCGGCGAGCTGCTGAAACGTGTAGTCCTTCACTGTGAGGGCGACATCGGTGCGCCCGCCCACAGCAAATGCGAGCTTCATCGAATGCTCGCTGATGTCTTTCGGTTCTTGTTGTGTTACTGCTTCGGACATTCCGCGCTACTCTTTCTCCCCTGGTGCGGACAACTAAAGGGCAGGCCATACCCGTGAGCCTGCCCTTTTTTATTTGTTAGAACTCGTCGTCGCTGGCCGCAACGGGAGCCGGAGCCGGAGCGGGCTTAGGAACCGGCGCAGGAGCGGGCGCAGCTGCAGCTCCATCCATCGCCTCGGGCTTGGCGACCCATGAAACGATCGACCACTTCGGCGCCTTGAAACGCAATTCCCCTTGCGGGCTGTTCACCTTAACGGTCTCAAGGCCGCTGACCTCGACGACAGGAACCTTGCCGGGGTTCGCCGCCTGGTCGGCCAGGAATTGGTTGTGGAGAGGATCCATCGCCCGCAGCATGGTCTTGGAGCTGTGGGAGAACTCACGCAGGCCGAGAGCCTTGGAGTAGATACGGATCCGAAACGCGTGCTTGTGTTCGGGCGACGGCTGCGCCGGCATGCGCTCGCCATACTTGACCATGTGGAAGTCGGGAGCGCCCGACGAGAACGACAGCCAGCCGACCTCAATGTTGTCGAAGTCAAAGATCGCTTTGAACGGCAGCGCGACCTCTTCCTCAATGTTGTCCCACATACCGTCCGAACGCTGCTCGCGATTGCGGGCGATGAAGTCGCCAGACTTCGCGTCGAACTTCACGATCGGCAGGATGTCTCCGCTTGAGCGGCCTTCTGTGTTGAAACCAAGAGCCATAGAACCCTAGTCCTTTTCTACCTTAATGCCACTGATCCCCGTGGCCGGGATTACTGCGTCGCGCCGTACCAGGCGATGAGAGCGGCATCTGAGCGCCCGTGTGCTTTTTTCAGGCGAAACAATTCCGCGTATGCCGGGAACAGCTCCATTGCGCGAAGGCGCGAACCATCTTTCCCGTCGCGCAAACCAACAGCTTTTTGCCAAAGTTGCGGCGCAACAAGCGTTAATGGAGACGAAAGCCAAGACACGACGCCCTCGACAATTCCTGTTGATCTACCAAACGAAAAAACGCTCGTAACACCTTGGCCTTTCATCGCATTTACACGCTCAAGGTAGATCGACATTTGGCAATCGACAAAAGGACGAAACATCAGCGCCAATGCTTGAGCTGCAACTTCGTTTTTCTTTTTGCCGTTTCGCGTAATCTCGACAGTTGGCATGTCGAACACTTGAAGCGTTCCGGCATCTCGATCAAAGAACGCTATAGCTCCCGATAAACCTGGATCTATTCCTACCGAAATCATTGCTTCACGACCCGATAAGTCTTTGCATCCTCGTCAAAAACGATCGCGCCAGACGCCAACAGTTCGGCAACGCAATCGTTTAGCGTGCCGTGAATGAGGAAGTGTTCTCGATCGTCTGCACACACAAATAGGTTTTCAGGCCTGTTGTCGTCTTTTATGCAGTTGATGTGATGAACACGCTCATGCCTTTCAATCGGTCGACCTATCTTTTGCTCGGCAACTAGGATGTGTTCAAAGACCGTCCCATGACGACCAGCTCTATGATGCTCATGCATCCGAACTAAAACGTGCGAGCCACGACCATGTTTGCGCGTCTTGCGAACCTTATTGCCGCGATGTCGAGCTTTGACGTAATGCGATTTGCACTCGACAGAGCAATAGGCATTGGCGCTCTTTTTAGCGTTCGATGTGTTTTGCAGCGTTTCTGTGCCGCAGTGAGCGCATCTTTTTTCAATCGCATAACGATTAATGGTTCGACCGTTCCATTCAGCAGGCTTGCGAAACTTGCCGTTGCCACAGTCGATATATCCGGCCCATTTTTCAGACCAGACTTGGCCTGACATTAGGATTGTTCCGCCAGGCATCGGCATCACTTTTGAACCTCAACACTGACGCCGGCCCCAACAGCCTCGAGCAGTCTCAAAGCTGTGTCCATGTGAAGCCCGCCACGGTTCTGCTTCACAAACCAATAAGCCCCATGCGACAAGCCCGCCTCGGCGCAAAGCTGCCGTTGCGACAATCCCTGCCGCACGCGCTCCCGCTCAATGACCTGCACGATGTCGTCTGTAGTCTCGATAACAATCCCGGCCACTTCAAACCCTCCACCAATCACTGCACCGTTAGCTAGAACGCCTTGCGCTCTAGACGCAAATACTGACGCCTAGAGCGCAAACTTATCCACAGCTTTTTACCAGCTGGGGTCCAGCAGCGCCCAGGACGGCACGGAAATCGTCTCAATGTCCTGGCGGTAGCCTTTCCACTGCACGGGATCTGCTGCCGTCCGGAAGGCCATTGCGGCCTTCTCCATCAGCATGCGTCCGGTCTGCAGCGACGCCTCGTCGAGCCGGTAGATGCCGATTGCATAGGGCGGCTCGTTCTCGACGGCGATGAACGTGAAGTGGTCGGCGTCCCAGCCCGTCACCTCACGATAGCCTTGCAGGTAGTGCGCCGCCTGCATGTGA